GGGTTTCCAGGAATATAAAATTCTCTAATAGAAAATATAATGAACTTGTATCGAAATATAAGAAACTTGTATTGAAAAACTATTGACAAATTGATTTTTTTGTGTTACACTTTATAATGTAGACAGGCGCAAACTCGATTGTCGGTTTTCTTATATTTTTTATTCTATTTTTTTATAAATCGATAATTTTGTTTAATCTTTGGTTTTGTCCAAACGTTTGGCTAAGGTGGTGATAAAATGGATGTTCAGCAGATACTCACTATTATTTCAACAGTAGGCTTCCCCATTGCTATGTGTGTGGCTCTTTTTTATATGATTTGGAAGCTTAACGACCAGCATAAAGAAGAAATGGCAAAGATAACAGAAAGTCTTAATAACAACACTGTTGCTTTGACCAAATTGACTGAAAGGTTGCACGTTGAAGTTAGTGGAGAGAAGATTGTCACAAAAAACGATAATGTCCAAACAATTGGACGGTAGGTGAGTTATGACTTTGAAAAATTATAGAGAGTGGCTATCAGATATATTATCTCTTGAAATGTTCAAATATAGTGATTTGAAAGATAAAAATGAAGGTGTGAATTTTTATATTTCAACTATGTTATGTAGAACTCAATCTTTATTTGAAATAAAAGGATTACCTGATAGCATACCTCAACGAAGTCTAGAGCTTTTTACTCAAACTCGTGGCTTTTCTGTTGTAGCTGAAGCTGACGGAGAATTAAGAGTTTTTAATAATGCTGGTTTAGGCGGTGTTCCAAATTACTTATATATGCCAACTAAAGCTATTATTGCAAACCCCGCTTTGAAACTTTCTAGGGAATATACAATAGACAAAGATTGTGTTGTTATTCCTAATGATAGTATGTATATGGGATTGATACCTCTTTTTAGACGCTATGCCAGTATGCTTGTTGATAATGATATATCAATGAGAGTGTGTGATATAAATACTAGAATTATATCTATTTTACACGCTAGAACAGATGAACAAAAGGAAAGTTGCGAAGAATTTCTTAAAGAAGTTGAAAAAGGAAATTTAGGTGTTATAACAAGTGATTTGTTTGGTGACGATAATGAAGTTGTTACTAATATTCCTTATACTACTTCTGGTGCTGATAATAATATAACACACCTTATTGAATATCAGCAGTATTTGAAAGCTAGTTGGTTTAATGATATAGGTATAAATTCTAACTATAATATGAAGCGTGAGAGTATTGTTTCTAGTGAAGCTCAAATGAATAATGACGCTTTATTACCTCTTGTTGACGATATGAAGAAACAAAGAGAGATTGCCTTTGAAAAAATCAATAAGATGTTTGGTCAGAATTGGTCTATTGATTTTGCTTCTAGTTGGAAAATAAAACGAGATGAAATTGATAATGCTCTAGAACAAGAAAAGAAAAATGTCCAAACGTTTGGACAGGGAGAAAACAAAGAAACAGAGAATAAAGAAACAGAGGTGAAAAATGATAAGACTGATTGATGTAACTGATATTAATAATGGGTTTTTTACATTATTTGAAAAAAATAATGTAGAATGGTTGCCTGTTGGGTCTGGAGCTACTATCGATTATGACTATTATTTTAACATCTCTGGACAAAAACCTGTAAGTCCTTTAATTAGAAGTGGTATTAGTAATGGAAAGATTAGTAAAGAAACTATGGATAGAGCTGTTGCTATTGCAAAGTTCAAATATCTAAATCAATGGAATAAATTATACAAAACTATGGTTATTGATTATAAACCTTTAACTAACTATAATTCTGTTGAAACTGTTTCTGAAAAAAATGATATTACGAAAACTGCTTCTAGAAGTGATGAAACTTCTTCTACAGATACTACAAAAGGTACTAATACTCGTAAAGATAGTGTTACTGGTAAGGATATTGTTGATAATGATAGTACTCGTAAAGATACTATAAATCAAAAAGAAATCATTGATAATGATACTACCAATACTGATACTATTAAAGACGGTACAACTAAAACTGTTGGTACTGTTACTGGAGAAGAAACTGATAGTGTTGAAAAGGGTATTTATGGTTTTAATACTTCAAAAGACGCTGTAAAATCTGATAGTCAGTTAGGAACTAATTCTAACACTAAATCTGTAGATAATACAGTAACAGTCAATGAAGTTAATACTAATGTTACAGCTTTAGACCAAACAACTACAAATGAAAATACTCTAAGCAGAACTGATACTACAGATACTACTACAACTAAAGAGAGTACTTTAGATAGAACTGATAGTATTAATAGTAGTGTCACTTCTAGCGAAACTAAAACACGTACAGATAATGATACTACAAAAGAAGTTAAAGAACTTACTAAAACAAAAGAGGGTATGGTTGCTTATACTACTTTTCAAGAAATGCTTGAAAAGGAGCGTGAAGTTTGGAGATATGATTTCTTCAAACAGGTTTATAAAGATGTTGATAAAATATTAACATTACCAATTTATGAGGTGGATATATGAAAAAAGGTGGTTATAAAATAATTGATTTTAAGGATACTAATCTTACTGCTGCTGGTGTTACTATAAAAGGTGTACACGCGGCTATAGAAGATAATTATAGAAAAGCTATACTTATCTCTGGTATCGTTATAGAAAATGTGGAAATGGCTGATTGTTTTGTTGATTTGCATATTTCTAGCGGTTCTTATGTAGGAACGCTTCATAATTATACGTTGACAATAACTGCAGCTGATAAAGTGAGCATTGCTCAAATAGCGTAATAGTCCAAACGTTTGGACAAGGAGTAAAAATATGGAAGTAAAACAGATTTATGAATTTGTAAATGGAACTACTAAGGAAGATTTGGGTCTTTCTACTGTCTTGGAAGAAGATTTGAGGAATATTGTAGATGTTGGTGCTGATGTTATTAATAACAATGCTGTCGATGCTTATGTTAAATCTCTTATCAATAGAATTGGAAAAGTCGTATTCGTTAATCGAAAGTATAGCGGTAGTGTTCCCTCTGTACTTATGGATGCTTGGCAATTTGGTTCTGTTGTCGAAAAGATAAGGGGTGAACTGCCTGAAGCTACTGAAAATGAAAGTTGGGAGCTTACCGATGGTACTGTATATGAAGAAAATATTTTCTATCAGCCGAAAGTTAGTGCTAAATTCTTTAATAAACGTACTACTTTTGAAATTCCTATGTCTTTCACTGAAATGCAGGTTAAACAGTCTTTTGCTAGTGCTGGCGAACTTAATGCTTTTATATCTATGCTTTATAACGAAATTGATAAAAGTATGACACTTAAAACTGATAGTTTGATTATGAGAACTATTAACAATGCAATAGCTGAAACTGTATACAGTGAATATGGAGCTACTGGTCTTAATACTAAGAGCGGTATTAGAGCTATTAACTTGCTTAAAATGTATAATGACACTTACACTGCAACTCTTACTGCTGAACAGGCTGTAAAAAATAAAGATTTTCTTAGATACGCTGTTTATATGATGGGTATTATGAAAGATAGACTAAATAAAATGTCTACTCTGTTTAATATAGGTGGTAAGGCAAGATTTACACCTGACGATATGCTTCATTTCGTTCTTCTTAGTGAATTTGCTAGAGCAGCTGATGTTTATTTGCAGAGTGATACTTATCATAATGAATTTGTTAAATTGCCTAAGGCTGAGATTGTAACTTATTGGCAGGGTAGTGGTACTGATTATGGTTTTGCTAGCACTTCTAAAATAGATGTTGTTACTGCTGAAAATCATAATATAACCGTTACTGGTGTTATCGGTGTTATGTTTGACCGTGACGCGCTTGGTGTTACTAATGTTAATAGACGTGTTACTAGTAAATATAATGCTAAAGCAGAATTTTACAACAACTGGTATAAGGCTGACGCTGGATATTTCAATGACTTTGACGAGAACTGCATAGTGTTCTTTGTCGCATAATTTGACTAGTCCAAACGTTTGGACATATGTCTGAGCGTTTGGACTAAATTTTATTTTGGAGGTTTTTATGAAAACAATACCTGCAGGTACTTATTTATTCAAATCAACTGGTGTAGATTTCAGTGCTGGAATGGGTGCTAATATACAAGGAACTAGTTCTAGCCAAATACAGTTAGTTCATAATAATGTTTATGAATCTGGAACTTTAACTTTTAGTGATGCTATGGGGAGTAATTCATATGAAGCTAATCTAGGTTCTACTCGTTATTATAATGTTTATGATTATACTGGTAAGTGGGGACTATCATATAGACCCGGTACATCTATGCCAACAACTACATATCCTGATGATACTACAGAAATTAGAACAGTACTTATAACTAGTGATTTGGATGTTAGTGATACGATTTATGACGTTTTCTGGAGTAATACAGAACACGAGGCTGTTAAATTAAATAGACCTGGAATATATTTTGAAAAAGGAATTATACATATTAATAACCCTGATAGAAATGCTGAATTTATTAATATATATAAACGTGTTGCAAGCACTGGTTCGTCTAGTGATTATCAGAAAATAGCTACTATTCCTGTTACTTCTACTTATGACGTTGAAAGTGTTACTGTTCCTAATACTAGTTATGATATGGTTTGTACTTGTTCTTCTTCAAGTCCAGATTATCTTGAAAGCGATTTTAGTGATGCCGTGTATTTTAATAGAAATGCTAACTTTACATTAACTTACTCTTTTAGTTTAGATACAGCTAATGATTACATTGGGTTTTTAAGTGTTTCTGGTAGTACTACTATTTTCGACAAAATTTATGAATATACTATAACGAATGTTACTGAACATAATTATAGTAAAACTTTCACAATTCCTGTATATGATGATAATACTGAGAGTTCTGTTTGTGATGTTACTTCTAGTTTGAAACAAGGTTATTATTCTAAAGACGGTACTAGTGAAACTTATCATTATGCAGTTAGTAGTGGTGATAGTTATACTGTAGATTTTGTAAGAAATAGTGTGCAGAGTGTTCCACCTTTTATTACTAAATTGTTTAATGGTAAAGTTTTAGCTTATCAATTTGCTTCTACTTTTGCTATTGACGGTATAAGTGTTCTTAAAGATTCAGATATACCCATAGATTATGATTATACTATTACATTTTATACTCAAGATGGAGCTAGAAATGAATATAAATTAACACTTGATAAACATACTATGTTGAAAGGTGTTAGTAAAACTGTAGATAACCCATTTCCAGAATATCCTATTGGATATGATAATAATATAGAACCTATATCTGAACCTGGCGCCTTTTATATTATCACTGATTATATTTTTGATGGTGGTATAGATATGAAGCTATATAGAAATAGTTCTGAACAAAATAGAGTTGATAAGTCCAAATATTTGGAAAGCGCTGGTATTCTTAATGGTATTTTGCGAGATGAGTGTGATATGATTAACCCAGTTATTGTTATAGAATATCACAAAGTGCCTGACTTTAATTATATTTATATACCTGCTTTCAAAAGATATTATTTTTTAACAAAATTTGAATTTGTTAGAAAAAATGCTTATAGATTATATTTACACGTTGATGTACTTATGAGTTATAAAGACGGTATAAAAAATCTAAAATGTCTAGTGCTTAGAAATGAATATAGATATAATAAAAATATATCTAGCTCATTACCTATAATACAAAATGTAGATTATTATTCAAAAGAAGTTCCTTTGCCTCTTTCATCTAAAGAAATTATATTTACTAAGTTGGATGATAATGATTGGGGTTATAATGAGCCTTATGGTATACCGTGTATTGCTCTTCAAGTTATTTCAGTTGTGTGAGGTTTTTATGAAAAAAATAAATGATAATTATAGTTTAACATTAAATACAAGATTTAATACTACTTATTTTATTAGCGGTGCTGTATATGACAAATTTGCTTTATATTGTATGTCAAATGATGGTCATCCTGGGTATCCAGATAACCTTATGGATAATTATGGAAATGGTATTGTAAAAAGTATTATGTTTCCTTTTGATTTACAAAAATTATTTAATATAACTGGTGATAGAGTAAACTTAAATTTTGGACACGCTAGTACTGGTTTGAGTGCTTACTTTACAAATTCTCGTTATAAAACAAAAAGTGTTGGTTATCTAGATATGGGTACTATGTATATTCAAGGAAAATATAATGATTTTAGAGATTACACTCCTTATTGTAGAATTGTTTTATATTTACCTTTTATAGGAAATGTGTATATTGAACCATCTTTAATAATTAATAAATATATTAATATAACGTATATTGTTAATGTATATGACGGTACTTTACTTGCTAATATAAAAACAAATACTGTTAACTCAGATGATAGTAGTGATTGGGTGTTAATAAAAACAATTAGTCAAAATATTGGATGTGTTTTACCATTCGGCGGAAGTAATGCTTCAACTATTAGTTTAATGAGTGGTATAAATTTAATCAAAAGTTTTTTTACAAATCCTATATCTAATGTTGGTGGTGGTGCTGCTCGCGGTGGTATTGCTGGAGCAATTGGCGGTATTGCTCAAAGTGTTTCAGAAATAGCTAATAGTTTTATTGATATTGGTTTTGTTGATGCAAATTTACATTATATAACTAAAGATAACATTAATGATGGCGGTATTGTTAACGGTTTTAATGGTAAAAATGTTATTATTACATTTTATTATAATTGTGGTCATATACCCACTAATTATGCTAAGACATATGGTTTACCCGCTCAATATACAGCTAAATTATCTACACTTAATGGTTTTACCATAGTTGATAACCCTCATTTAGAAGGAAATGATTTTAGTCTTTGTCTTGACGACGAGAAAAAAGAATTGGAAAAAATTCTAACTAGTGGTTTCTTGCTTGATGATAAAACCTAATAGTCCAAACGTTTGGACAAATAAAAAAGAGAGGTCGTTTGACCTCTCTTATTTGTTTATAATATTTTCTTGTTTACACCATATTATATAGTTTCTTACTATTTCACCTATTTCATTGTTTTGATAAAATACCTTATCGTACTTAAAATATGTAGCTATCCTTTTTTCTCTATCTGATTTTGGTTGTGTTATTTTTCTTCTATAATTTCTTCTTGGGTCGTATTCTGTTGTATATACAATATAGTGATTATCTTCTTTTATCGGAGTTGTTTTTCTATGTATATATATAAAAGAATATTTCTTTTTGAATATAACATTGCCTTGTAATAGCTCTCCGTTGAAATCTATATAAAATATATATTTGACTTCTTTTGGTACATATTTTTCTGGTAAATGCGGATATATACCTATTTCCCAAGAACCATTTTTAATCATATTAAGTTTAGGGTTATTAAATGCAAAATATACATCACTATCTTTTTTCTTATTCGGACTGTCTGCATATTCTACTGCGACCCTTAACCCACTATCGCCATATTCATACACATCAATAGTACCTTGTTTCATTTTCTTAATGTTGGTTAACCCCATTTCTGCGAAATACGGACAGTATTGATTAACAGTATTCCCTAACATCAATATTTTAACATCGTTTTTATGACGTATAATGGTAGACAATGTATTCTGGAAAAATACAAATTCGTCTGGTAGATAAGATTTTCTTGTTAAAAATTCATCAAATATAATGAACTTAACTCCCTCATAAGACGATGATTTATCGTGTTCCTGCGCTGTTAGAGAAAATGCGTAACAAAACGGTTTACTATCTTTTATCATTTTATCGTCAACTGGGTCATATCTTGCTAAAGTCCACGTTGCTCCGTAATAGTATACACAATCAAACATACCCTTAGACGCTTTTGAAATAACTCCATTTTTTATAATAGCATCAAACATTGTTTTACCACGTTTACCCTTAAAATCTTCATCCCATCTTCTTATTAGAGCTGTTTGTGTTCCATTTTTTATATATTCACATACTGCATATTCCAATGCTGCATATGTTTTACCGTTTGAGCGTTCTCCGAATACAATATTATATTGACATTTTTTAGAAAATATTTTATCTAGTCTATAAAATTTCATTGTTAGCCACCTTCTTTTTTATTTCTCGCACTAATATATCAGCCACACATTCAAAATTATGTAATGTGCATTTATTCTGATATATAAACGGGTATGCGTTACCTGTTTTTTTATCTACAGCTTCTCCATATAAGTTTCCTGATTTAGTTACGTATGTTAAATAAATAATAAATTTGTTTTCCAGTCTTTCGACTAGTTCTTTTTGCAATTTTTCATATGCTTTTTTATCCATAATCTCTCCTTGTCCAAACGTTTGGACTATTCGTTACTTGATTTGTAACCTTTTAAATATTCTATAAATTTGTTAGACATACTTAATGAATATTCAGCTGCTTCCAAATGAACTCCGCTCATTTCGTGGTATTCAGCTGTATAACCTAAATAGTCTGTTAATATTCCTTCTTTTTCTTCTTCGATATACGTGTGTATATTTTTACCTGTATGTTCTGCTGGTATATACATATCATTATCAAAATTTTCTAAAACTTTATCAAATGTTTTGTATTTATCTATTAAATATGGAACTGCTATTTTTTTATTAAGACCTGCTACTGTTAATGATAACGTATCTTCTTGCACCACCATATAACGTTTAGCACCTAATGTCTTAAATTTATCATAGCCTTTTTCTTCGTCCCAAACACCTAATGGTTTTTCAACTCCATTTATTGTCTTAGGTCGTGTTAAACTAAAATCTAATTTATGATATTCCATAGCTTTTCTTAATTTGTTTGTTATATATTCATTATATAAGTTAATATATTTCATATGTTTTTCCTTGTTTGTTGCTTTTATGCTATCAGTATCGCTATAAATATAATCTTCCTTAAAAGCATATATTCCGCTAAAAAGATTATGTCTTGCGTATGCTGTGACCCAAATACCCCAAGGATAAAACAAAAAACGTTTTAATGATTTATTGTATTTCGATATTTCTTTTTCCATATCTGGTTGCACCTTACCCCAAACTCCATCATTATATACTACAATAGCTCTACATATGTCTGTTACCATCATTCCATAACAAGCATTTATCATCTCTTTAGAGTTAAGATATTCTAGTTCTTTTCCTTCAACTCCCTTAAGCTCTGTTTTTGTTTTGTACAAATGTAGTATAGCCTTAACAAAATTTGTTGGTAAATAAGCTTTTTGATAATATCTGAAATTAAATATTCTAACTTTTTCCCATTTATAAAATCTCTTATATGTGTCCCAATCTAATTCTGTACACGTTGTTTTTACACTATCGGCATAAACTATTCTACCATTATCTTCTATTTCGCCAACTTTTTCCCAGCATTTTGAAACTGATAACGGATGGTCATAGTCTATTTTTGGCTCTAGTCCAATTATTTGGACATCAAATAAACAACAATAGTTAGATAAAAGATGTTCAAATTCTTCAGTAGATGTTATATTTCTTTTCCTAGATTTTGACATTGGGAATTTTTCAGCACACATAACTGACGGATATGAAGATGTGAAGTCAAAAGACGCTACATTTTCTATAACCTTACCTACTTTTTCAAATGAAGCGTGCGTAAAACCTCCCATAAAACCTCTTTGTAACTGCTCATATTCTTCTACGTCGAGCGTTAGACTTGTCATAAGATTTTTATAATCGCGAAATACTCTTATATCCCGTTCCTTATACCCTTTATTATCGTATAAACAAGAGTTTCTACAATAATTTCTAACATAACCTGTTTTTGTATATGGTATTTTTGCTATATTCCCATCGTGTTCTATTTTCTCCTGTATGTATGCCATAACAACCCTTACGTCATTTTCGCAATACTTTTGTTCTTGTTGCGTTAATGGTGTTTTAGAATGTCTTAATAACGAATAATCTAGGTCGCCTACCATTTTTTTACATTTATATTTTAATAATTGGTCACCTAGTTTAGCAAGACTATAACCGCTTAATTGATATGAACATCTAAATTCTATCCCATCATATGTTACTGCGTATAAAGGTTTATGCGTATCAAGTGAAAATATATCCATCCATTGAAACATTTTTCTTATAAATTGAAATTCAAATGCTAAATTGTGTACATAAATTATAAGTCTTTTTTGGTCATATGTGCTGAATTTTCTTATAATATGTTCATACACTTCTAAAAATTCATCCCAAGTTCTACCAATTATAACCCAACCATTAAGACCTAATGTCCATTCGTACATTATAGCTCTTTTATCGCTTTCAATTCCAAACGTTTGGACAAAAGACGTTGTTTCTATATCAAAGGCACACGGAATGTTAAAATATTTTATTTCTTTTTTTGATGCTAATCTTACACTTTTTAATATATTGTCACATATAAAATCTATATCCTTAGGAGAATATATAAAACCCGAATTTCTAAACATTTAGAATACATTCCTTGCCTCCAAACCGTCGTTTTTATCTTCTTCATCTGCTCTATCCGATATTTCATAAACACCCTCTTCTTTGTTTTCACCTGTAGGTGGTGGTGTTTTTTGTTTTTGCTCTTCAAGTATTTTGTTAATTCTCTCCCTTAACTTTTCATTATCTGAAACATCGTTGCCTTCTACAAACTCGTCTTTAAGAATTTGCAGAACTTTCGCCGATTGCTCTTTCGCGTTATTTGCTTCTAGAGATTTATATGCGTTAAAAGCGCGCCAATATTCAGTCCAATTTATATCATTTTTTATTGTTTCTTCCGCTTGTTCCAACAGTGCTTTTTGAGCTTCTTGCTTTTCTTTTTCGTCTTTTATATTTTCGGTTAACTCTTCAATATTGAATATTTTTTTGGTAATTTCTTCTTTTATTTTTTCTGCCCCTGAAGCTGTTACTGAAGTGCCTATTGCACTTTTATTATATTCATACGGTTTTAATGTTGATAATGCGATTTTATAAATTTTCCTTAACTCGGCGTCTGTCATTTCTTTTGAAACTTTTATTCTTTGTTCTTTTGCTTTTTCATCTCCGTATTTATTTTTATAAAAGTTATACATAGCTGAATAAGATGTTAACCCCTTTTTTTCTATAAAATAAAAATTTCTATTGACATTTAATGCCAAGTCGTTTACTATTTTATAAAGTTCTTTATGCGATAATTTTGAAATTTTATCTTTCATTTTTGCATATTCGTCTATTTTCATAATTGCTCCTTGTCCAAACGTTTGGACTTATGATAAAAGAGGCGATATTGCTATCGCCTCTTAACCATAGTTTCTGATTAAAGAACGTCGATAAGAGTTACATTGTTTCCTTTTTTAGTTTTTGCAAGTCTAAACTTAAGCTTAACTCCGCCACATTCAGCCAAATCGTGATTAAGCAAACCCATATCTCCGTTATACTGTTTTGCCCATTCTTTTACAATGTTAGTGAATACCTTTCCGCCATTGAAGAATTTGGTATTATCTTCTTTAAACGTTCCAATAGCATAAGTTTTATCATCAATGGTTATAATGTCTACTTCATTAACAGTAATTCCGTCTCCAAAAACATCTACTATTTCATCGGTTTCGATTTTAGTTCTGTTTTCCATAACAGTAGACAGTGTGGTTTCCTTTTTTGCGATAGCTGCAAACTTGTTCATATAATTCCTTGCTGGTTTGGTTTAGGTACAGCGACCTTAAAATATATTTGCCAGTCCAAATGTTTGGACAATTAGCCTTAATTGTTTATAATGTATTTTACTAAAATGTGCCTTAATGTTTCAGAAAAAGAATATTTTTCGCAAAGTTCGTCATATTTAGTTTTAAGCGTAAAATAGTTATCTGATAATTCTTCAAATTCAGTTTTCAAATCATTATATTCTTCTACTAGCTGAGAAATATGATTTTCTTGTGTTTTTATAGTTTTATCCTTATCACGTATTTCTGCATTCTTATCTTGTATATATATGTTTAATTTATCTGCAGATTTGCGATATTCTTTTTTACATCTTTCAAGTGCATTATTAATTATTTTTATATCACCTGTATCTAAATTATAACTATATGATACCTCTGCATTAGTTAATGCTAATACCAATTTTAATACAAAATCTCTTTTATCTTCATAAAGTTTTTTATAATTTATTTTTGACATTATTGTTACTCCTTAGTCCAAACGTTTGTACTTATTTAATAATTTGAACTGTAAATTCGGGGAAACCTTTTTCACTATAACTTCTTTGAGTTAGTTTATAAAATACAGATTTTTTACCATCAAATATCCATATTTTTTTATCAGGATAAAGAAACATTATAGAATAAACATATGTTAACACATTATTAAAATAAGAATTTCTATAAACCTTATCCATATCTTGTATTGTTACTGTAAATCTAAATTTATTACCACGAGGCATTTTTTTAATTTTCCTTAGGTTTTTAACCTTAACATTGTTTTTTGAATTTTGTTTTTTGGTTTTTGTTTTTTGGTTTTTATTGTCCAAATGTTTGGACTTTTTATATTTTTTATGTTCCAAATGTTTGGACTATTAAATAAAAATAAAAGAAAAAATAAAAAATAAGAAAAAATTAATAAGAAAAAATTAATAAGAAAAAATTAATAAGAAAAAATTAATAAAGAAACTTTATTAAGATTTCCGTATGGTCTATATTCATTTTCTGTATAGACCATACGGTTTATCTCAATTATAAGCTTTACTTATTACTCTTTTCTTTCGGCTGATAATTAAATGTTATCGGCGTTTGCACACCGTCTACCGCAAGCGTGAATACGATTTTCTTATCGCCGTACTTTTTCAACACTTCTGATATAAACTCGTTTATTTCAGTTTTCTTATTAGTAGTCGGCGTGGTTTTAATCGTTTTCTTTATCTCCGATACAGTTTCTTTATTATCGGTTTCTGCTGTTTCTGATAAACTTTCATTATCGGTTTCGGGCATATCTGCGCTTTCGATAAGATTTGCATCTACTCGGATATTTTTTATACTATCTACCAATTTTTTTAATTCAGCAGTAGTCATATCGGGGCTGATACGTTTTTCTTCTATAAGCTGTTCGGTTTTCTTATCACCGAGACGTTGCAACTGCAATATTTGAGCAAATGAAAAATCGTTGTTTTCGGTTGCGTATTTGCTTTTTCCGTCTTTGACCCACAATGCGACATTTAGCAAGTTGTGCGTGTTGCTTTTTTTGTATCCAAAATTCTTATCGCACCACTCAACTATATTTTTCGCGCCATCGTCTTTATAAAGGCGGTACGCGTTGACCGTCTGCAAAATTTCCGCTACGTAAAAAAGCGTTTTTTGACCGATTTTATTCATTTTGTTTATAAGCTCCCTTGCCTGTTCTGCGGTATGAATACCCGCAATTTCCGATTTTGTTGCCAATACAATTTCATTATTATACATATAATTCCTTGCTATTTTTCCGGCATAGCTGCCATTATAATATTTTATTATCAAATCCAAACGTTTGGATTTTATAACCTTTATTTATCAGCTTTGATTTGCTGAATGAGCCGAAATAAGAATTTTTTATCATTTATTAGATACTTAATAAGAAATTCGTAATCGTCAACGATAGAATATAAGTATTTCTTTATAAGTTTTTGTAATTGTTCATAAGATAATGTTATTTCTTCCATAAATTTTTGCTCCATATAAGATTTTTGAATAAATTTAATAATGAAAGTTTATATTTAACCGTTTTTCAGGCTGATTTATAACAAAGGTTTATATAAGCCTTTGTTATGTCCCTTTCAGAACACCTATATAGTACACCTTTTATATGTTCAATATATGATAATTATGTGAAAATTAAATGAAAATAAAAATATAATATAATTGTATAATTGTGAAAACTGCGTGCTAATTATGATAAAATTGTGAACACTGGTATTTATAAGATTTGCTTATCTCTCGCGTATATAAGAAAATAGAATACGCACACGCGCACACATACACGCGCGAGCGGATACACACGCGCGCACGAATAACGCTATTTTTACGCTGTTTTTTGCCTCTATTTTGAGCGAAAACACAAAAAACGTAAAATCACACGGCAACGAGAAAAACCGCGTAAAATCGCAAATTTTAGCGTTTAACGACTAGTTGCTATTTTTTTTAATTAAATTATAAGAAAAAGTTTATATTCCTGGATACCCA